CCATCGCTTTGAGCCAGCTAAGGAAACTTGTTTTGAAGCTCATACGCTACTTGCCCAGCAATATAAGTTTCATCCCGTAAAAGCCTACCTTGAGCGTTTGGAGTGGGATGGGGTGCCGAGACTTGATCACTGGCTCTTTGATGCATTTCGGGCTCAAGGCCCGGAAGACTATATTAAAGCTGTGGGTAGAAAAATCTTGTGTGCAGCTGTGGCTCGTATTTATGAGCCGGGGTGCAAGTTTGATTACATGACAGTGTTTGAAGGAAACCAGGGTGAAGGTAAGTCGATGGGCTTACGTGAGCTAACAGGCGCTTCTTGGTTTGCAGACTCTCTTGGTGACATTCACAACAAAGACGTTGTTGATCAGATGATGGGCAAGTGGATCATTGAAGTGGGTGAGCTTGATTCGATCCGGGGCAGAGAAGCGGAAGCGGTGAAAGCATTCATCTCAAGGCAAGTGGATCGGGTGCGCTTAAGCTATGAAAGGCGTGCTCAGGACTACCCTCGCCAGTGTATCTTCATCGGCTCAACGAATGATCAAGAATACCTGACGGATGAGACGGGCAATCGTCGTTACTGGCCTGTGAGGGTAGGTCAAGCGCGTCGTCAGTGGTTAAAGGACAATCGCGATCAACTCTGGGCAGAAGCAAAGTACAGATATGAACTCGGTGAGAAGCTTTACTTGCCCAAGGATTTAGAACTCGTTGCGCGGGGGGAACAGGAAAAGCGTTTTGAGGTGGATGTGTGGGAACCACTCATTAAAGAAATCACCGATAAAGAAGAGAACGCTGATCACTTTAAGTCTCTTGAGCTTTTCAGAGCTATCACCATGTCAAACGGAACTCCGTCATTAGTTGAAGGAAGACGGATCGGAAAGATCATGAGACGCTTGAAGTATCGTCCAATCACCAAGCGTGTTGAAAACAATGTTATTCAGAAGGTGTGGGTTAAGAAATGAGAAAGAATAAACGATGTAACCGCAATAACCGCTCTGTTACCTCTATTTTAACACGTAGGGGTTACACCAAAAAGTGGATAGGTATAGTGCTTTTAAATGTTATTATTGTATGTGTAACCTTTGTAACCTCTATATATCTATATAATATCTATACTAGTAGTAGAGTAATACAATGTAGCGCGTGCGTATGTGGGCGCGTGAGGGCGCGCGTACCCGCGCATAAGAAAACAGGCGTTACAGGCGTTACGGCGGTTACAATTTCAGAAGTGATGGGAAAACAAGGGTCAGAAGCCACATTGCCAAGTGCCCTGAACGGTTACACTGAGCGGTTAAGGGGGTTACACTGATGGCAAAAAGACAAAAAGCCACCCCATTTGATGGTTTGGGTCCACATGAGCGCAAGAGAATCGACTCGGCCATTAGAAAAGTCTGGTATCAATCGAAACCCCGGCAGACATGTGTAAAGCGTTGTACGGATAAAGAAGGGTTCACTTGGTGTGAGAAGTGTGACACCCGCACAGCGAAGATTAAGATTGATCATATTATAGCGTGTGGCCCTGTGGACAGTGACGGCTTCATTAAAAGGCTTTTTTGCACGTCGAAAGGTTTACAGGGGCTTTGTGGGGACTGTCATCAGCTTAAAACGAACAGGGAGAATGAGGAAAAGTGTGTCTCGAGCGACATTGGTGTAAAACGTAGGCGGAAGACTTCTTTCATGGACAGTTGACAACGTTGTATTACTATGTCATACTCTTCTTATGGTAACAGCAATTGTACTGATGATGAATATCACGAACGCAAGCCCAGCACTTCAACCCCAAACGGATTGGAGTGATCAGGACCCATCAAAGCAAGAGCAGCCAGTAGATTATTACGTTGAACAGACGGTAACGGAGTAAACAGAGAATGTGTAACGGAACACCAAAGAGTTTGAAGGAAGCGATCATGAATGGACTTGAGCAGTTCATGCCTAACTGTGGACCAAGAGAAGAACTAGCCCTTCATATTGAGCCACACATTACGGATTTCCTATCTCAGAAGTTTGGTGTTGCGATGTTGACTGCCGATGAGGATTACACCCGTCAAAAGGTTTTAGCGGATTTATTTTTCAGTCTCACTGGAAGGAAGGTCAAATGAAAACTTTAATTGCTTTAGGTGTTTTAGCTCTTATTTCGTCAGGCTGCCAAGGTGGCGCGGCATCATCGGAACAGGCTGATGCTATCAGCTTGCCAGCAAACGCACCTGTGAGTGGTCCAGTCTCTCAGCCAACGAGTGAACCTACAAGCCAGCCAAGCCCACAACCAAGTGCATCACCTTCACCACAGGTGCAGGACTTGAGCTTCATTCCCGAAGAGAACAACACTGTTGCTTATAATCTTTGTGTGGCTCTCACCACTTGGAACAGCGCTACAACGACGATTGAGATTCAATACAACGGCTACTATTACACTCTCACAGAATCAGGCGCTACCGTGAGCTACACTTCTGGCGTGGACAGCGGCGATACCTTTCAGGTACTTGATGAAACTTCAGTAACGATCGGTGCAAACTATTGCACGCTCAACATGGAAAACGGCGCTGTTCAATCGATCGTGAACAATCTTCAAGGGGTTTAAATATGAATTATGTATATCTGTACTTTGGTCTTTCAGCTCTCGTGACTCTTGGGATGCTGGCACTTATCCACTCTTCATCTCGCAATGAGTGTGAAGAGTCCTTTGAACGTGAGGCACGCAAAGATGCTTTCTAAAAAGAAAGTCAGGCGGAAGCTAAAAAAGAAAACAGAGCCAACATGGTCAATGACATTCGGCAAGGTAATAACAGAAATTAAGATTGAGTTAGAAGATCGAACCATTCACACCAAAATCACGAGGAAAAAATGAGTAGACTAGAAAAACAGTTGAGACTTTACAAAATGAGAGAAACCCTAGTCCAACGAAAGCGTGAAGAACTCCAACAGATGGAAATGGACCACGCCGAAAAAACGGTTCAAGCGTTTGGCATTGCACCAGGACGCACGGCAACAGTTGAAAGCATGATCTTCGCCATTCAAAAAGTAACCCATCTTATGAGCACAGAAGACAATGAAACCTGAAAAGAAAGAACAGTTGAAGGTATTCAGTGTGCGAGCCGATCAAGACAAGATTCAGTTGGCAAACTTCTATGGCATTGACCTTGGTGTGCTGTTCAGACAAGCGTTGGCTGAAGCAATTATGAAGCGTGAGGGCAAGTGCCCAACGTGCGGAACAAAAGTTAAGTGGGAGCGTGTGAAGTGAGTAACATGAACAGCGTTGAACGACGATATCGCGAAGATCCAGTCTATAACAAATTTGTGGACATGATGGTGATGATGCTTGAACAACTTCGCTTATCTCCTTCGGAGATGAGGGAGGCAGCTGTGCTTGCCTGTATAATCTTTGAGCAGCGCCACCCTAGAACTAATTTCATCATGCCTATGAATCATGATGAAGTTGAAAGATTTTTGAATAGTCACGTGGGAGATATCTTAAAGCCACGTCAGCCGGGAAAACAACCAGACGGGTCAGAGTGGTATCCTTGAACTGGCGTTGCTGGATCTTTGGCCATCTTCCGAAGAGTAGAATCGTGCAGACTTACGTGGGTGGCATCCACGAGCTTGAGACGACATGTGAGCTCTGCTCTTTCTCTCGCCTTAGAACTTACAGGCTTTTTCCGTACAGAGAGCTATAATAAACTTGACAAAGTTGCTTGCTCTGTTCTTTGCTCCTACTATTAAAACTAGGAGTCAAGGAACGAATGCCCCCCAATAAAAAGAGCACTAAGCTCAACCCAAAACATCGCCTTTTTGTGGCGGAGTATCTCAAAGATCAAAACGCCACCCAAGCCTATATCCGCGTGTATGGCGGTAAGACAACATCAGCCGGTGTGAATGGTCATCAGCTACTAAAAAATACTAAGATTCAGATGATGATAGAACGTGGTCTTGCACGTCTCGCCGATCGCGCTCTCATCACTCCAGAAAGAAATTTAAAACGCATCGCTGAGATTGCCTATCACGACAAGACTTCTAAGAAGTCCGATATTTTAAAAGCGTGCGAGTTGATCGGCAAAACCTTTGGCCAATTCAAAGACGTTGTTGAGAGTAAGAACGTCCACACCATAGCAGCCACACCTGAACAGGTCGATGAAGCCACAGATAAATTCAAAGACAAGCTCTGAGCTGTCTCTTGACGATCAGATAGCGAAGTCTTTTTGTGAGAAAGATCATCTTCTCTTCACTCGCTATTTCTTCAGAGTGAGACAACAAAACTCCTTCCGCGTGAACTGGCATCACAAAATGATCGCCGATGAGCTTGAGAAAGTGATCACAGGTGAAACAGAAAATCTCATCATCAACATCGCACCTGGCGGAACGAAGACAGAGATGGTCATCATTAATTTTATTGCTCGTGGACTTGCTCTCAATCCTTGGTGTCGCTTTCTACATTTGTCATACAGTGATGATCTCGCACTTCTGAATTCTCAGGCAGCTCGTGATCTTATTCAAATGGATGAGTATCAAAGACTTTGGACGCGTCGAATTGTAGACGACTCGAAAGCTAAGAAGCGATGGAATGTTGAAGTGGATGGCAAGAGTGCTGGCGGTGTTTACGCAACTTCTATCGGTGGACAAATCACAGGCTTCAGAGCTGGACACATGAAAGAAGGATTTCAAGGCGCGATATTGATCGATGATCCGCTGAAGCCCGAAGATGCATTTAGTAAACCAAAGTTAGATAAAGCCAATCGTGCGCTCATCACCACAGTCAAGAGCCGCCGCGCTAACCCTAAGACACCAATCATCTTGATCATGCAACGAATCGCTGAAGAAGATCCAACTGGCTTCATCATGAATGGAAACTTAGGCGGCAATTGGAAGCATGTGGTGATACCCGCGATCATCGATGCTGAGTACGTCGCAAAGTTAGATCCAAAATATCAAGAAGGAGTAGAAAAAGATGCTGAGCAAAGATTTAGTTACTGGCCTTACAAGGAACCTATTGCTGATCTCACGGCGATGGAAGCGGGCCAAAAGGAAGATGCGACTGGTAGCCGTATTTCAAGGCATGTTTTTAGCTCCCAATATCAACAAGCCCCCCGCGCGATTGGTGGCAACATATTTCGTGGAGAATGGTTTCCGCGATATACGATTCTTCCAAAAATTAAATACCGTCGTATTTACGCGGACACCGCACAGAAAACAAAAGAGCGAAACGATTACTCGGTATTTGGCTGTTACGGACTCGGAGAAGATGGGAAGCTCTACTTGCTTGATCAAATACGAGGTAAGTGGGAGGCACCTGAGCTTGAGAAACGTACACTCGCTTTTTGGGCCAAGCATTCCGAGATTGATCCACATCTTCCGTGGGTGGAGATTCATCCCAAAGAGGAACGCTGGCAAGGTCAACTGAGAAAACTTTTGGTGGAAGATAAAGCATCGGGCACAGGTCTCATTCAAAAAATAAAATTCTTAGGTCGCATCCCTGTTGAGGCAATTGAACGCGACAAAGAT